CTATACAAGCATTAAATGTACAGAATTGCGCTGTAGTGCAAGTAAATGCATCTTGGAATCACTCCAACAGAGTTAAGGTAGAAAAGCTAGCAAAACTTTGTTATGTAGGCGAAATAGACCTTAATAACAAGACTGTAGGTGCAGTAATACAAAAAGAGTGGAATATCAAAGTAGTTCCAACAATTATCATATTAAAAGAGGGTAAAGAAGTAATGAGATATGAGCCAGGAATTAGTATGAGATTTGATGAGCAAGAAGTGTTTGAAAAGATTAAAAAAGAGATAAGATAATGCCAAGAAAAAAGAAAAAAACAAAATCAAAGGTTAATGCAGCTGGGAATTATACAAAACCTACGCTGAGAAAAAGATTATTTAGAGCTATTCTAGCTGGTGGTAAAGGTGGTAGACCTGGACAATGGTCTGCTCGTAAAGCACAGATGTTAGCTAGAAAATATAAAGCTGCTGGCGGGGGATATAGATAATGGCATTAAAGAAATCACAACGCAGTTTAAAAAGATGGACTAAACAAAAATGGCGTACTAAATCAGGTAAGCCATCCTCAAAAACAGGTGAAAGATACCTACCAGAAAGACTTATCAAAGCAATGACCTCAAGCCAATATGCGTATGAAACTCGCAAGAAGAGAAAAGCAACAAAAGCAGGGAAGCAAAGAGCTAAGTATTCTAAATCTACTAGAAAAAGAATGCGCAGATATACATAATTTATTATATTATGGATAATAACTATAGGAGAACTTTATGGAATTATCTAAAGAAAAAGAAAAATTAGAACAATTAGTACAGCAACACAATCAAACAGCAGAGCAAATTCAAATGTTACAATCCTCACTTGGTGATCTAAAATTACAGATTTCAAGACAGCAAGGAGTATGCGATGCCTTAGATAGTGTTCAAGGGGGTAAGAAAAAGGATGCCAAAACTTAATGTAATAGCAGGAATCATCGATAAAGTCGCAGACAATGTTGATAGATTTACACTTGATAAAGAAGAGAAAGCACAGCTTATTGCTGAGATCAATAAAGCACAGCTTGAGGTTAATAAGGTTGAAGCTGGACACACTAGCATATTTGTTGCTGGCTGGCGACCATTTATTGGATGGACATGCGGAGTAGCATTGTGCTATCATTTCGTACTACAACCATTTCTTACATTTTTATTATTTTCCTTTGGGCAACCAATGGATCTGCCACAGTTCGATATGAGTACATTGACAACTATCTTGGCAGGGATGCTCGGTTTGGGGGGTATGCGTTCATTCGAGAAAGTGAAGAAATCTACATGACAGAACGATTAGAACAAATGAAACAATTAGTAGATTCAGTTCTTAAAAGAGTTGGATTGTACTCACCAGAAGCAGCAGAACTAGTATTCTTAACAGGATTAGTAGAATCTAAATACAAGTATCTTTATCAGATAGGTGGCCCAGCTAGAGGTTATTTTCAAGTAGAGCCATTTACAGCATGGGATATTTGTATTAATTATTTATCATTTCGTAGATCAGAAGCTAAAACTTATGCCAGGGCATTAAACTTAGACGAGGAAGTATTAATCTACCCTACTGAAGAGTTGATGGAAGAAATGCTAGCAGACAATATTGCATTAGGAATTTTACTTTGCAGATTGAAATATTATAGAGTACCACACCCATTACCAAAAGACACAGATGGTATGGCAGCATACTGGAAACAGTTTTATAATGCGGGGGGTAAGGGTACTGTAAAGCATTTTTTAGAAACAGTAGATGTCGCCCAAAAGGGTAAAATATAGCATGATACAAAAAAATAATCAGAAAATAGAAGACTTGAAAAAGATACAAGATGAGATTATGACACTTGATTTAACAGATGAAGTAAGTGCTTTTAAGTTTTCTATGTTATTTTTAGATATGATGAGTATTATTAAAGAATTAGAAACTATAGATGGATACAAGTCTTATATGTGTTCAGACACAGACGCAGGAGTAGCATGAGTAGATACGAAGCATTTTGTAATACCAATACTGATTTAAGTATGATATTGCCAGAAATTGACAGTTTTGATAGAAAAAGACTGTTGCAAAATTTCGTGGTACATAGTGGTAGTGTATATGTTTCTCATGATGCTGGATATGTATCACAGCTATATATTGATGGCTTAGAGGGTACATCAGTAGCTTCTGTTAGTGATATTGATGCAAACAATAAATATTATTATGATAGCTCTGCTGATGCACTATATCTGCAAAACTCATCAAATCCAAATGACCTAGTAATAGAAGCATCAGAAGACTGGGAAACCATAAAGTCAAGAGTAGTCAAAGAAAAAGCAGATTATATTCGTTCTTATTTAAATAGACCTATTTATAGAATTAAAAACTCTGATATGCAAGGCGCTAATGCCAGAGAGTATGATTATATTATAATTTACTGTAATGCAGCATTAGCTGTTGCTGAATTGGTTAGAACATTGGATACTGAAAAAGCAGATGATATTGAGTTTAGAATTGTAAATGAAGCTAAAAATGGTTTACTTGACAGAATTAAAAGAGGTGAATTTCAGCTATTTAATGAAAGCTCAGAACGCTTCCAAAATGGTGTTATTCAGCATATTGTTTATAATGGCTCTTCAACTGCTACAGTTATGGATTTAAAAGGGTTTCCTAACACATCCTGGGATGATGTAAGATTAGTAATCACAACAGGGGGGACACTTACACCAGGAACAGCATCAACAATCAAATACAGCGTATATGTAAAAGATGATACTGGTTTAAGAAGAAATCTTACCATAGAGAATGAAACACTAACTGGCGCTTATGATCCTTTAGCTTATGGAGTGTATTTCAGAGGATCTGAGGGTGTATATACTACAAATGATGAATTTTCAATAATACTTTCTGGAATGGCAGAGGACACAGCTAGCGTCAAATCCAGACAGGTATTTCGATGACAATTACTTTTAGTAATTTCTATAAAGACAATATTTTAGATGGTTTAAAAAAGATTATTACATCTGAATTTAATAAGATGCCTATTTATAATGACTATCCTTTTATTAATAGAGGTGGTACAATATTTGTTAATATTCAAATAACAGATGATGTTGATGAAGAAAACTATACTTTAGGAACATTAAGAAAAATATCTGTTACCATCAGACTTTATCACAGACTTGAGGGAATGCAAGAGCATAATAAAAACAAATCTATACAGAATAGATACGCTGAAAGAATTAGATCACTTATTGAAGAAAACTCTAATTATAAAGTAAGTGGCACACCTCAATGGATTAATGGTGAAGTTTTAGATATAGATTATGAGCCATCAGTAGAAGATGATGAAAATAACTTTATGGTATGTGAACTTTCTTGCGAGTTTATGACAATGCAAACATTTATTTTGGAAGAGTAATGGCTAGACAACGATTTAAAATAGATATAAACGATAGTATAGCTGATATAGTCAGGTCAGAGTTTCCTGGAGTTCCTGTATATCAGGGTAATTATCAGCAAGCTGAAACTATGTTTTTTAAAATAAATAAAGTTGCAGACACCCTTAATGAGATGAGAAGAACATCATCAGATAGAGAATATAATATTAATCTACAATTACATATTAAAAATTATCATCCCAGAAAACGAAATAAAAGTTTTGATATGGGAGCAAGAAATGCAGAAAGACTAAGACAATTATTATTTAGTTATAGAAATCAAATTGTAGCGACAAAAAAGTTTTTTACAAGCGATAATCAAAGATTTGTTTTACAAGATAGTGAAGAATTGAATGTAATAAAAAGTAGAGATGATCTATATAATTATCATGATTTAAATGTAAACAATGTAAGTATAAATATAGAGGAGTCAAAAAATTACTTTGTTTTTGACTTCAGTATCAATGCGAATGTGGAAAAAGCAGCCATTTCGTAAACCTTTTAAGGAGTATATAGATATGAAAGTAAAATTAAAAAAAGGCGAAATAATCCCAAGAGATAACAGCTTTAGTGGGTTATCAAAACAGGATTATAACGATTTAAACGCAGGAAAGTCTGTTGAGATGGATTCTGTGCCAAAGTTAATTGAATCTTTAGTAGAAAAAAAAGAAAAGTCAATAAAGGAGAAATAAAATGGCGATTTCAGGAAATGCCTTTTCACCAAAAGAATTTGAATTAGCAATCTGTCAGGAAACAACTTGCGGTACTGCTAAAGTAGATGCTATGCTTGGAGTAAATATTGATTCAATCAGTTTTCCAACATTAAATCCAACGCAGGTGATGGATGTTAGATCACATTCTGGTAGAGTGGCGCAAGACATAGATGTGTTTTTATCAAAAGCACAAACAGTAAAAGAAGTAAGTTTTTCAGGAATTTTGCACAGAGAGATAGCACCATTCTTCATTGAGGGTGTTATGGGTAGTGCAACATCAGATGCAAATGGAACTGATGAATTATTCCAAATTTTAGATACATATTCACCTGGTGAGATTGTATATGGAGATACAAGTGGCGATAGAGCTTTTACCTATACACTTGGACTAATATCACCAGTTGCCGGAAAGTCAATAACTATACCAGGAATGGTATTTACTAACATGACTTTTAGTGCAGACATGGGTGAAGAAGCAGGTAGAATTAAATTTGAAGCTACAATGCAGTCAGGAAAAAGTGCTAATTTCGATCAGACAGTATCTGTTGCTACTGATTATTCAGCTAATTATTACTCTATGGGTGATATGTCATTCAGAACAGTAGCAGGAGTAGCTGATAATCTTTTACAATCTTTTTCATTAACTATTGAAAATCCAGCTAACTTTCATGGTTATTCAGGAAATGACTTTGAAGTAATTTCTAGAGCAATACCTGAAATTTCAGTTACAAGTGATTTGACAATGAAATATGACTCTAATTCATTAGAATTAGATGCAGCGTTTGGGGGAACTCAAGCGGCTGGGGGAGCTGTTACTACAATAGGTACAGGTGCAGCCATTGAAGCAGGTACAGATAATAAATTTAGCTATGAGATGCATAATTCAATTATAACTAACTACGCTTTCAATGAGGGCGCTGCTATGTTGGTAGATATATCACTTAAAGGTTTAGCAGATCCAAGTGAAAGTGATGCTCAAGATAAAGCAGCATTATCTATTAAAATATAGTTGTTTTTTTGATTAAGTATATTTATTATTGATAATGATAAAACTTAAAACAAAGCATGGCGAGTTTGACATCAAACCTCTCTCATTTAAAGAGAGAAGACACCTGCATAGATTAGAAATAGATGCAGCAAATATTGATGGTGAAAAAATGGATTTCGGCAAGTATGTTGAAATGATTGATTGGGTTATTAGTAAAACAATACCAAATTCAGAAGCAGTTTTAGCTGATTTTGATGACAATCAAATTGATGACATAGGTGCTGAAATCTATACCCATCTCAAAAACACTAATAAAAAAAAGAACAAAAAGTCCGAATAGCAGTCTGGTTTAACTATTTTGGTTATCCAGACTCTAAATTTCCTATCTTAACTTCACCAGATGAATATTATGAAGCATATTCACCTACACTTAATAAAATAGTTCAATATAACATTGAAGAATTATGGAATGAAGTAGATAGAATCTACAAAATGGATGATACAGGTAAATTCACACCAGGTAATAATTTATTTGTATATCTACCACATTTTTGCAATCCTGCTTTTTTCTATGACCAAGACTTTAATTTTGTTTTAGAAGAATATTATTATATTACCACATTCAATATACCATTAACGAATGATCTACATAACGAAGAATATGATAAATTAGTCATCTTTCGTACGATAGATAGAGAGCATAAACAATGCGAAATATACCAAGCAAAGAAAAATAATGGCCCAACAACTTGAAAAACTAGAAATTCGGTTTGAAACAAAGAATGCCGAGAAAGTAAAAGCAGAGCTTAAAAAACTCGGTATAGAATTTGAGAAAACTGGTAAAAAGGGTAAAAAATCCTTTAATAGATTACGAATAGAAACTGAGGGACTTAGAAGAAATTTAGGTATTATTAGAAATCAAATGCTTCTTGTTACTTTTGCTACAGCAGGAGCATCACAGGCATTTGGTGGATTTATTAGGGCAGCTGGTCAATTAGAGCAATTTGAATCTAGACTTAGAGCTATGTCCCAAAGCTCAGAAATTGCTAAAAGACAACTTGAGGGTTTCATGCAAGTTGCAGCAACTACACCATTTACTGTGCAAGAGATTGTGCAGGGGGGTGTGCAATTAGAAGCGTTTGGTGCAAAAGCAGAGCCATTGATACCTGTAATGGCAAATCTTGCTGCCATCATGGGCAGATCAGTACCCGAAGCAGCTAATGCCTTTGGTAGAGCATTTGCGGGGGGCAGAGGAGCTGCTGATGTATTTAGAGAAACAGGTATTCTTACTATTATTGATGAGTTTGAAAGTCTTGATG